ATGATTGGGTTAGAGCTATGACCTTCCCTAAAGAATATGAAGAATACAGAAGACTAGGCCAACTTAACAAAGTAACTAATTTTAGAACAAACAGTAAGCCTCAATATTCAGATGCCTCTATAACGATACTATCTTCATCAAATACACCATATTATCAATTTAAATTTTATGATGTTTTTCCTACCTCTATAACCTCTTTTGTATTGAATGCATCAGATACACCAGATTCAATCATAACAGCCGATGCTACATTTAGGTACTCTTACTACGATATAGAGAAATTGTTTTAAAAATAGCTTGACATATTTTTTCATTGTGTTATACTCCTACTAAGGAGGTAATTTACCATGAAACAACTTGAAGAATTATTGGAAATGTGGAAGCAAGATTCTATAATTGATAGAACAGAACCTGGCCGCGAAATAATAAACATACCAAAACTACACAGTAAATATTTAAACATTCTATCTTCACATCGTATATTGTCTAGAGAGTGTGAATTCAAATACAATAGAATGAAGAAACTAAAATGGGAATATTATACTGGCAAATTAGATGACTCCCAATTAAAGAATTATGGATGGGAACCATTTCCCTACGTTCTGAAGTCTGAGATTACCACTTATCTAGAGAGTGATGAAGACATTAATAAACATGTCGCAAACAAAATAGTACATGATGAGATAGTTGATATCTGTACCAGTATAATGAAAGAGTTGAATTCTAGAACTTACCAACTCCGAAGCTTCATAGATTATGAAAAATTCATTCAAGGAATCTAATGGTTGATGTACGTTTAGAGAAGGTGAATGAATCATATATTAGGGTATATGCAGAGAAGTCAATCTACCAAGAATTAAACTCTCATTTTTCATTTAGAGTTCCAGGGTATCAATTCGTACCAGCCTATAAAAATAAAATGTGGGATGGTTATATAAAATTATTTGATCTAAGAACTAATTTAATATATCATGGGTTATTTTCTTATATTCAGAAATTTTGTGAAGAGAGAAATTATACTATTGAGGCTAATTCAGAAATTTCATCTACTGAAGTATTCTCTCTCATTGAAGCTGAAGAATTCATACGAACTTTAAATTTACCACTTGAAGTTAGAGACTACCAATTAAACTCATTTGTTCAGGCTATTAGAAATAAAAGATTACTTCTACTATCACCAACGGCATCAGGTAAATCTTTAATTTTATATTTGATACTTTGCAAATTGCAGGTCTCTGGATACGGTAAAGGGTTATTGATTGTTCCAACAACATCTTTATGTAATCAAATGTTCACAGATTTTGAATCTTATGGGTATGATTCAAAAACAAACTGTCATATAATATATGCTGGTCGAGATAAAAACACCGATAAATTTCTATCAATATCCACTTGGCAGAGTATATACAAACAACCTTCAGAATACTTTAAACAGTTTGATTTTGTATTTGGTGATGAAGCTCATCAATTTAAAGCTAAATCTTTAACAACAATTTTAACTGGCGTCATTGAGGCCAAGTATCGTATTGGTTGCACAGGCACATTAGATGGTACACAGACACACCGCCTTGTTCTAGAAGGATTGTTTGGTCCAGTTTATAGGGCCACATCTACTTCTGAGTTAATAGAAAAAGGGCAGTTAGCTGATTTTAAAATAAAGTGTCTGATATTAAAACATCCCAAAGAAATTTGCAAGCTGGCTAGAGAGTGGGATTACAATACAGAGATTCAATATATAATTATGAATGCAAAGAGAAATGATTTTATTAAAAATTTAGCTTTATCTCTCACCGGAAATTCATTAATATTGTTTCAGTTTGTAGAAAAACACGGTAAAGATTTATATGCTATCATCAAAGAACAAGCCAAGAAAAGACAGGTGTTTTTTGTTTATGGAGGAACAGATGTTGAGATTAGAGAATCTATTCGGGCCATTACAGAAAAAGAAAAAGATGCTATCATAGTAGCTTCATATGGCACGTTTTCACAAGGCATAAATATCAGGAACTTGCATAATATAATTTTTGCATCTCCATCTAAATCTAGAATTAGAAATCTTCAATCAATAGGCCGTGGTTTGAGAATTGGTGATGACAAAACTCAAGCAACCTTATTTGACATATCTGATGATCTTCGTGTAGGTAAATTTACCAACTTTACATTGAAACACTTTGTCGAGAGAGTAAAAATCTATGATGAAGAAAAGTTTTCATATAAATTTTATAACATAGAGTTAAAGGCATAAAATGGATAATGTCCCGCAAGTAGTTAAAATAGTTAGGCTCCAGAGCGGAGAAGATATCATAGCTGGTTATGTTGAAGACTATGAAACTGAACTAATCACATTAGATAATCCTATGCACTTGATATTCAAAAGAACAACCAGAGGTACGGTTATGATGTTATTACCTTGGCTTCCAATTGAGATTATCAAGAATAATTCTGCATCTATTTTTTCTACGGATATTCTTACGACATATGATCCTAAAGATGATTTGATTGCATACTATGATAAGATCATTCATCACCCTCAAATGCAAGAGGTGAGTGAATCTTCTAGAAACTATAGTAATTATTTTGATGAATCGGAAGATGAGGATGAGGATGAGGAAGAAGATGATGAATCTATGGAAATGTCAATGGAAGAAACAACAGACATGCTAATTAGGAAGAAGAATAATAGGCTACATTAGCTATATCCTATTATTGAAACGGAACACCAGTATTATAACAACATTTTTAAAACCTGTCAAGCGAAAGAAAGGCAAATATGATAAAGCATTATGTGAATAACGCAGATTTTTTGACTGCGCTTTTAGAATACAAAGAGAAGTGTACCACAGCAAAAACTAAAGGTAAAGATGATCCTCAGATACCTAACTATATTGGCGAATGTTTTCTCAAGATTGCTAGCCACCTATCTAGGAAACCTAATTTCTCTTCATACTCTTTTCGGGATGAAATGGTATCTGATGGCATTGAAAATTGTCTGATGTATTTTAGAAATTTTGATGAAACGAAATCAAAGAACCCATTTGCATATTTTACCCAAATTATATACTTTGCATTTCTTCGCCGGATAATGAAAGAGAAGAAACACCTATACGTCAAATATAAGGCAACTGAACAATTTGGCATACTTAACCAATTTGAGTATGTTGAAGATGGTAGTGGAGGAAGTAAGCAGTTTGAGATATATGAAAACATTTCTGAGTTTATTCATACCTTTGAAGAAAACAAAAAGAACAAACAGATAAACACCCTAAAGACAAAGGGCCTTGAGAAATTCATATAAAAACTGCCTCTATACACCATAAGACTATGTTATAATATTAAATATGATAAATTATTTAGGGTATAATAAATGAAATTAGCAATACTTGGAGACACACATTTTGGAATGCGAGCCGATTCTATTGAGTTTCACAAGTATTGCCAGAAATTCTATGAGAATATATTTTTCCCATATTTACTTGAGAACAAAATTGACACGGTTTTCCAACTGGGAGACCTATTTGATAGACGGAAGTTTATCAATTTTAATTCTCTGTATCTGTGCAGGAAATATTTTTTTGATAAACTAAAAGAATATAATATTAAATTCTATACCCTTCTAGGTAATCATGATGTATCTTATCGTAATACTTTAGAAGTCAATTCATCTCAATTACTACTGAATGAATATAAAAACATCACCATATTTGATGATTTTGTCACTTTAGATTTTGATGGTGTAAAAGTAGATGTTGTTCCTTGGTTGTGTTCTGATAATGAAACCTCAATCTTTAACAAGATAAACGAAAGCAAATCTCAACTCTGTTTTGGGCATTTTGAGGTTGATGGCTTTGAGATGGATAGAGGTACTGTGTGTCATGGTGGAATTAATAGGGTGACATTAAAGAAGTATGATATGGTACTAACCGGCCATTTTCATCATAAGTCTAATGATGACCATATTTTCTATGTTGGAACACCGGGTGAAATGACATGGGCTGATTACAATGATGCCAGAGGATTTCACATTTTTGATTTGAATACAAGAACTTTAGATTTTATACAAAATCCATATCGTATGTTTTTAAAAATAAATTATGATGATTCGGTACAAGATTTTGAATATTGGAAAAATTACGACTATACGGTACTGAAAGAAACTTATGTCAAGGTAATCGTGATAAACAAAGACAACCCATATCTTTTTGATAATATGATTGATACTTTATACAAATCTGGTATAACTGATATTTCTATAGTTGAAGATTTTACTGATATAACTACTGGCCCAGAAGATGTTGTAGATCAGGCTGAAGATACAATGACACTTCTTTCAAAACATATTGATAACTTAACACTCAATGTAGATAATGATAAGATTAAAAACCTTATGCGAGAACTCTATGTAGAAGCATTAAATACAGAAACTACTGAATGATTTTATTTCGCAAGATAAAATATAAGAACATATTAAGTACCGGCAATTACTTTACTGAAATTGTATTCAATACAAATACAGATACCCTTATTGTAGGTGAAAATGGTTCTGGTAAATCAACAATGCTTGATGCATTATGTTTTGTTCTTTTTGGTAAACCTTTTAGGAATATCAACAAACCAAACTTAATTAATACGATAAATCAAAAAGATTGTGTTGTTGAAATTGAATTTGATATTAATTCCAAATTATATAAAATTATACGAGGAATTAAACCTAACATTTTTGAGATTTATCAAAACGGAGAACTTATAAACCAAGATGCGGCCTCTAGAGATTATCAGGAGTATCTAGAGAACTTCATACTCAAGTTAAACTATAAATCATTCACACAGATTGTGATTCTTGGTTCTGCATCATTTACACCATTTATGCAATTGTCAGCTTCAGATAGAAGATTAATTATTGAAGACTTATTAGATATACAAATCTTCTCGGTGATGAACAATCTATTAAAGACTAAACTGACAATCAATAAAGATTCTATATTTGACATAAAACACAACATTGATTTATCCCAACAGAAATATGATATATGTAAAAAACATATTGAAGATTTAAAAGCCAATAATGTTGAAACCATACAGAAGTATAAGAGTGAGATTCTTATTCATACTGATACAGTAGGCAAACTGAATTCTAATGTATCTAATATCCTCAGTCAAATAGAGTCTTTTCAATCTTTCATAGTTGATAAGGACACAACAGAGACTAAACTAAAAGACATTACTAAACTTGAATCTCAGATTGAAAACAATTTATCCAAGCATAAAAAAGATATATCTTTCTTTGAGAAAAATGATAATTGTCCAACGTGTAGGCAAACCATTATTCCAGAATTTAAAGATGAAGAGGTCATCAATCTCAATACAAAGGCCTTAGAATGTGGCCATGCATTGCAGCAACTTGAGATTAAACTGATAGAACAACAAACTAAACTTAATCTTATTACTGAAAAACAAAAAGAGATTCATGCATTAAATATCAATCTAGCCACAAATAATGCATTAATCACCGAAACTAATAAGTATATTGATAAACTTAATAATCAAATATTGTCATTAAGCACTTGTGGTATGATATCTAATAAAGACGAATTAGAACTGTCTGAGTTAGATACCAAATTAAGTAATTCAAAAAATGAGTTAAAAGGTCTGATAGATAAAAAACAGTATTATGAAATAGCCTCAACTCTACTCAAAGACACGGGAATTAAGACAAAGATTATACGTCAATATCTTCCTATTATCAACAAGATGGTCAACAAATATCTGGCCACATTAGATTTCTTTGTTAATTTTAATCTAGATGAATCTTTTAAAGAGACTATAAAATCTAGGCACCGAGATGATTTTTCATATAATAATTTCTCTGAAGGTGAAAAACAGAGAATAGATATATCATTGATGCTTACTTGGCGGGCAGTGGCTAAGATGAAGAACTCATGTAATACCAATCTTCTAATTCTAGATGAAATCTTTGATTCATCATTAGATACAAATGGAACAGAAGAAATGATGAAGATTCTAAAAATACTTGAAGGTGTCAATTTGTTTGTTATATCCCATAGAGGTGATATTCTTCAAGATAAATTTACCAACATAATCCGTTTTCAAAAAATTAAAAACTTTTCTAGGATAATAAAATGAGTGATGAAAATTTTGTAATTGACACTGGAAGTAATCTAATAAAAGAAGACAGAGTAGAACCTCTTTCTGTAAAAAATGAAAATCATCCCCTACTAGATGAAGTAATTCCAGAGTACACAGATAAATTGCCGAATCAGTATATGGAAAATCTCACCAAAAGAATGAAGATGACAATGAAACTGTATGGTGGAATAGGCCTATCGGCAAATCAATGCGGGGTATCTGCAAGAGTTTTTGTGATTGGAACCGACCATTTTCAATTCGTATGTATTAATCCAAAAGTACTAGCTTCTTCGGCAGAAATGAAAAAAGAGTCTGAAGGTTGCCTCTCTTTCCCTGTATTATACTTTAAAATACCAAGACCATCTTGGGTGGATGTAGAATATACCAATGAGATAGGTGAAACAACTCAGGTAAGATTAGAAGGTTTAACAGCAAGATGTTTTCTACATGAATTAGACCACATGAACGGTATTAAATATACAAAGTATGTTGGCAACTTGGCCATGAAAATGGCTTATGAAAAACGAGATAAAAGAATTAAACGTGCTGTGAGGCAGAGAAAGAACAAATAATGAAGATTGCTACTATTGATGACTTATCTGTGATAGAATCTATATTCACACCGTATAGAAAGCCTTACTTTCTTCATATACGGCAAGATTACCTCAAACGACATAAGAGGAGTAAGTAATGAAGACTTGGCAACATGGTTATGACTTAGATTATCTAAAAAATATCGAAGCAAAATATGACCATTACAATAGCTATACGGTTTCACCTTTTGTTAAAGTAAAAAAGAATAATGTAGCACAGAATCTCAAAGACGGTACACTCAAACAACTTGATGATAACACATTCATCAATGTATCAACAGCAAAAACTAAGAGTAAGATATCAATGCATGGTGATACTTACATTGCCATAAAAGAAAAAGGTGATATTGTTTTGTCTGAACTTGTAGGTGATGAAACTTTGTTAGGACAAGAAGTTTCAAAGTATCAAGATGATAACTGTTGGATGTATGTTTGGGCTGAAGATACCGCGCTCAATGTTTGGGCTGAGAGAAATGACTTCTGTAGAGTAGGACCAAAGATTACCACATTTGGTGAAATCTTTATGATATACTACAGAGGTAGACCACGCCCATTTCCAAGTATAGACAAAGCTGAGTATGAATCAATCAAGAAGGTTGGAACTGTTAAGCAAGAGTTAATAGATGCGATTGCAAACAAGTTAGACAAGTTACCTGCATTCACGAATCACTACAGCAACTATAACAAGAACAAATCGTGGGGTGCATTATCTTTGCGTGGATATTCTGCTGATCCATTATTCATTACGAAACCCATCGAAATGAATGACAAGTGGCAAGAAGAAAACAAAGATGGTGTTTTTGAATTACAAGACACAGAATTGTTTGAGCAGTTTGAAGAAGTAAGAGAACTGTTGAAACCATACGGAGATAAATTACATCGTGTTCGTTTTATGCGTCTTCGACCTGGCGGTGGTGAGTTAGAGAGACATACCGATCAAGTTGATCCTGACTCTGGTGGTTCATTGGGAAAACTTTCTCGTTTGCATTTTCCTATTAAGACAAATGACGATGTTAAATTTACAGTATGGCACACAGATGGAAATCCTAAATACATTCATATGGAAAAATATGAGTGTTGGTTTCTAGATACACGCAAACCGCACATGGCAATAAATGGTGGTGATGAAGAAAGAATTCATCTTGTTGTAGACCTTGTTACAGAGAAACAATTACATGAGAGGATCATATGCAGTTAGATGAAATTACTCCAGTTCAATTCTATGATGGATTGTATTGGAAAAGAGATGACTATTTCAAGCCATTTGGTGAGTATCATGTTAATGGTGGTAAGGTAAGACAAGCAATTAGAATCTTTGAACACAAATTAAATGAGATTAAAAACAAGTATGATAATGGTGTTGTTACAGCGGCATCGGTTCATTCACCCCAGTCTGCAAACATTGCAAAGGTAGCAAACCATCTTGGTATCAGATGCATATCTGCTGTTGGTGGCACTAAGCCTGAAAACTTAGATAAACTTGCCATGATGCGTTTGACAAAGTACTATGGTTCTGAAATAAGAATTGTAGCAGGTCATGGTATGACAGCGGTGATTCATTCAAGAATGAATGATATAGCTAAAGACTTAAATTATATGCCTATTGAAATGGGTGAGTTGATGGAAGATAATCCAAAAATTATTTTTGAAACGACTGCTGAACAAGTGCAAAATATTCCCGATGAATTAGATAACTTAATTGTTCCTTCTGGTGTTGCAATTCAATTGGCAGGCATTTTGATTGGTCTTAAAAGATACAATAAAAAAGTAAAACGCATAGTTAGCATTTGTGTTGGACCAACAAGAGAAAAGAAAATTGAAGGATATTTCAACAAAGTTTATAACATGAACATAAATGAATTCACACCCTTTGAAATGTATGCACATCCTGCGGCATACTCTAAAGGTTTTGATGTTCAAGTTAATGGTGAATATATTGATGACATTTATGAAGGTAAAGCACATGATTGGATGATAAAAAATATTGATTACAAGAATGAAAAGACTTTGTTTTGGGTTGTAGGTAAACGACCAAGAATTGAAGATGTTGATATGATTATTGGGAACAAACTATGAACTATGCTAAAGATGATGACATAACAGAGATATTGAATATTTTTAAACCTTACAAGAAGGAAGTGTTTCCATATCTTCGTAAAGATACATTGCAAGAAAAGATACGAAACAACAATGTAATTTATGAAGATGGAGTTGTTATCGTATTTGGAGTCTACAAGAAAAAACAAAAAATAGGAACAGTTACAGCAGTTAAGGGTGATGCTTATATCTCAGAAATTGCAACAGTTGCACAGGGTTCTGGTAATGCATCCGAAGTATTGCATAAATTTTACAAAGAAGTTAATACTAACATTTGGTTGACAGTTCGTTCAGCTAACGAACGGGCTAGAGCATTTTATCTAAAAAATGAAATGAAAGAAGTAGGTACAATTGTTTGGTCTTCAGGCACATTGCTTGGCACAATTTACAAATATGAAATATTATGAAATACTTTTATGAAAAAAACAGAGAACTTCTTGAATCTGATGCTAACAAAAAGTTTGAAGATATTATTGCAATGAGTAAGGATGAATTTCTTGCTTGGGCTATTGATCTTCGTAAGACTGTTGTTGAGTTGTGGGATAAGAAAGGTCAACCGCCTAGAGTTGGATATGACGAACAAGAAATCATTGACCAGTTTAATGAGATGACTTCTTTTCATGTACACAAGTTCCTTGTTAAAGATGAACTCACAGGTGAAGAAGATGTTATTCGTAATACAAGTGTAGTCGGCAATGCAGTCAATCAATGGTTCCCAACCATGATGAAAACTCGCATCAACTATACTGCCGATGTAAATAGGGGCAAATCAATATATGATTATTTTGCCAAAGATGAATTGTTAGATACATTTATCACTTATGCATCACGGCATTTCAAAAGAGATTCTTTCTATCACTATTCAACACCAATTAAATTGAATCAAGTCATTGAAATTGGTTCATTAAATTTCCGTGCAACATCAACAAATGAATTTCTACAATGGTTTGAAACTAAAGCAAGAGCATATAACACACATGATTACTGGTTAGAACCTAATGCAGGTGATAAAGAGTACACTGGTTACAATGAAGATTTGAAAGACCAAACTTATCTACGAATTACTAAAGATGAGTTGTTGCAACTACAGGCAAGTAATCCTAGATTCATTCCAGCTAATTGCACAACGAATGTTGACCACAAAGATGCACAGTTGTTTCGTATCCGAATCTATGAAAAAGGCCAGAAGTTATTTCCTGTTGGTCTGAAGGCCTTCCGTATTTCATTCTGTCAGTATGCAGTCAACTTTCCACCTTTAACAGCAAAGTATCTGTATGAAAGATATACAGACCATATCAAAACACAAGAACAAATTAATCTCTATGACCCATCATCAGGTTGGGGTGGTAGATTGTTGGGTGCTCTATCTGTTGATGATGAGAGAAACATTCATTACATCGGTACTGATCCAAATACAGACCATTCAACAACTTCTGGTCGCACAAAGTACCATGAGTTTGCCGACTTCTTTAATACAAAGACATATCGTGCAACTGGTTTGTTTCCAAAGACACACACATACGAA